TTAGCCATAAAATAGTATCGTAATGGTCTTTTGGAACTACATTCCATATGATTTTATTTTTTGCCTGTAACAATTCCACCATAGATAAAGATGCTTTCACAAAACTTTTTTTGTATTTAAATATAGTATCACTACCTAATGCCCAAACAATAGCATGATGTTTACGTTCTTCTTCTGGTACAGTTCCAAACATACATATAGGTTTGTCTTCAACTATGGCTGAATATGTAGGTGCTTTCATTGTCAAAGGCGTTACTAGTGTTTCAAGTGGGTCACTATTTGCTAACTTAACTTCACGCAAGTCATTATTTCTTAAACGTGTTGACAAATAATTAGCGTGTTCTAACTCTGCTTTAATTATTTTTATGGGTCCTACAGTAGCATACAGCTTATCTTTTAGCATACAACTTTGCAAATCCTTCATCAACTTGCTTTATAAAGTCAGGGTTTCTATCTTTGGCGTTCCAATAACGAGGGTCTTTCATCATTTCTGTAAGGTCTGATTCTGATATTAGTCCTGTTGGATTAGATGTTCCTGATATTGTTGCACCTTTTAATTTCTCTATAATCATTTCCAAAGTTTCAATTCCTTTTGCTGTTTGTGCCATGTCTTCAAATGCACTCCTACTTTCTTCAGGAAAGTTTGCTTGTGACCATAAACTTACAGCATCTACTCTTGCTTGAGCATTATCACCTAATGCTTCAAGTTCTTTTTCAAGATTAGGTTGATTAGCTTGTAAAGCATCTGTGTACATATTTATTCCTTTAGAGAATTGTTCTTGATTATAACCATTCTCCCATGATTCGTTTGCCCACCATTTTAATAATTCATTATCATTAGCTAGTTCTTCATCAATGCTTTCAGGTAATTCATAATGACCTGATGTTTCTGGTCTGTTTGCATAGAAGTTATCTTGCATTTCTTGTGTAATGGATTCTCGTAATTCTTCATCCTTTGCACCTATTTTAGATTCTAAATTTGAATAACTTGTTGCCATATCTTCTGCTGTGTTAAATTTTTCAGGCAACCACTCAGGTCTTTCTGGTGCTGTTGTTTCTTCTACGGATAATTCAGTTTGTTCACTCATTTTCTTTTTACTCCATGACTATGTTGAATACGTCTTTCTATTAAACCAACAAGATAACGCTGACCTTCTAGATGTCTTAGTTCATTGTCAGTTATATTAGCACCAGATACAGACTCTATTGTTATATTTCTCAGGTACTTTAATACAGCTTGTCCACTTGGCGTAGAAAAACAGAAAGCTATATCATGTGATAATTTTTCATCAGCATCTTTTTTTCTAGGATAACCATCTATGCCTACATTACTCATTGTACTGGTTGTTCCATTCCTTGTTGTTGTTGCATCTGTGCCATTTGCTGTGCCATCTGCGTTAACATTGCTCTTTGTTCTGGCGATCTAATTAAGTTATCAGGTACACCAAACTTTCGTGCTAAATAAATAGATACCTCTTGTGAATCTATTAACAGATTTAATATCTGTGGACCGAACCGACCCCCTACAAGTTCAAGGAATCTATCTACACTCACAACATCTGCCTGTGCTTGTGCCTGTGCCAATGGTGAAACAGAACGAATCTTTACTTCTCTACCATTAATTGTTGGAACATCTATTCTACCTTGCTTCTTTAAAATATAAACAACTCTTTGCAATACTGGTGTTACAAGTTCTGCTTGGAGCCTTCCGAAAGCACTGCCTATTCGTCTAGATAGGTCAGCCATTCGTTCAGCAATTTCTGTTGCAGATGCTGGTGTTCTGTTTGGATCGCCTAACATATCATTATATAAAGCACGTTTAATATTATTACGCATATCACCAAGAACTAAATCAGCAACATCAAAACGACCAGCACTATTTATTGGCTGTAATCCAGCACTTCCAGCTGACTTAGGAATTACAGTTCCAGGAACTAACGAAATTGAATCAGGATTAATAATGCCATCATCTTCCATTTGGTATATACCAGAGATTGCCATCTGTGCGTTCTCTAATATTAATTCAACTGTGAGATTGGTAGTCTTGATTGCACTTAAAGCATTAATTAATGGTCCTCTCCCATAAATTTCTCCACTCGCTTTAGACCAACGATACGCAATAATAGGACAAGAACCAATACCTTCATACCTTTCTTGCAGTAACTTTTCTTTTGTATTCATATCAACAACACAATAATGATGTGCCATAACATTTAATTTTGAATAATCTCTGTATATAATTTCTAAAACTTTTCTTTTATCTTCTGGATTTCTTTTAACTTGTTCTTCAACTTTTGCTGGTATCTTTGCCCTTGGATATGCAACAGTAAGTTCTGCACCACGGACAAGACGTTCTCTAAATATGTGGTCAATATTGTCATCAGGACCAACATCAAGTGCAACATGAGGTAGTGGAATAGCTGAAAAACGTACTGGCTGTATTGCATCACCTTCTTCTGCAAGTAAAACTCCTGTTCCTACAGCTAAATCCATAAATGATTCATGAACTTCTTGTGCAAAATTAGAGTTCTGTATAACTTCAAAAACGTAATCTGTCACTTCTTCTAATTCTGAATTAACTTGTTCTCTGTTTTCTTTTGGAACTTCTGACCCAGCCATTAAATCTGCCCATCGTGCAAAGTTTGGAACCATTCCAGCTTGTAATCGTGATGCAAATTCTTGTACACCAACAACAGCAGTTTCATCAAATATCTTATCATCCCTACGTTGACCAGCTGTTTCGGAATAGAAACTTTCTCTTTGTGGTAATGCATATTCATAGCACTCTTCAAAAAGGTCTACCCAATTTTTACGAACTGTTAATGCTCTTTCGTATCTTTTTAAAAGCTGTTGTGTTTTAGTATCATCAGCTGTTGATACAGAATCTATTAGATTACCTGTTATCATTTTACATACCCAATCCCACCAGATTCACCTGATATTAAAGAACGTCTACCTACTTGACCACCTTGTACTCTTGCTTTGTAAGCATCACTTTTCTTTTTTATGTTCTCTTGCATAGCTGTTTCTTCTGCTTTTGCTTTTTCTACAGCTGGGTCAACTTTAGGTTCTGGCATTGGCATTGCTTGTCTTCTACTAAATATGCACATAATTTCTCCTACATTCTTGCCCACATACCTTGCCTTCTTGGCTTGGCTTTACGAGCAAATACATCAAACTCTTTTCTTGCGTTAAATGCTTTCAAAGGTTTTTGTCCTGAAAGTAATTGTCGACCTTCACCAGCACCTAACATTAAATACTGTAACGCATCATGTATATGTGAATACATATTTTTATCAGGTTTGTCACTATATCTTTCACCTGATACTTGAATACGTCTGTATTGGTAGTTACCTTCAAACCCTTTTATAATAGTTCGACACCTATAATCAATCAATATACCTGATTGTCCTTCTACCATACTCGTTAAAGATTTATTAACAGCTTCAATTCTAAGACCGACATCATTTGACGATGCTGGTAATGCTCTAAGCCCACAGGCTCTAAGAATTTGAAAGGGTGTTGATTCATCTGTCTGCGCTCTAAAGTCACCAAATGGGTCACCATAGATAAGAGCATCGTGCGAAGCATATTTAGTAGCTAACTCTTCTCTTATTAATTCTGCAAACCTAACTATACCCATATCAAACGCTACAATTTCAGATTGGATTAACCATCTACCTCTTACTTTTTGACCGAAAACACAGGCTGGTGTTAAGCCAAAATCTAAACCAACATATACAGGGATACCGATTGCAACATTAACTTCTTCTTTTGCAACATGAACTTCAGGTGCAAACATTTGATAAACAGGTTTACCATCAGCGACATTACCTAGCTTATTCATAATATAAACATCTATCCAAGATTTTGTCTTACCTCGTATTGTATTATCATAATAGCTTTTAAGAAGGTTGCTGGTGTTCTCTGCTTTTGGATTATGCTTATAGTCATCAACATTACCTGACGAATCTTTTATTTCTAACATACCACTTGGCTGTGTATAGAATTTCCATGTATCAGGTTTAACAAGCATACGAGATTCTTCTTTTGGTATGTGGTCTGGAACAGGAACTTCACCTGACATTATTGACCACCAATGATCTTCTTCAGGTGCGTTGGTATCACATATAACCCCTGACCAACTTGGACCACCTTCACGCATTGAAGGGTATCGACCAACACGCATAGTACAAGCATCAACAATAGACTTGGGTAATTCTCTTGCTTCATTAACCCATACCCCTGTAAGTTCTAGTGACAGTAATTTTTTAACATCTTCTGGTCTATCAAGAGCAAGAAATAAAACCTCAAGGTCTACTTCCCCTTTTCTTATATAATGAGTGTAAGGAACTTCCCATCTAAAGTTTCCCCAAGTATGCTCTGGAAACCAATCTAACCAAGTTTTAATTGTTGTCGTTCTAAGCTGTGGATTCGTATTCCGAATAATTGCCCACCTTGATTTGCGTATTCCTTTTTCATTTTTCTTTTGTGCCAATGCTCTACGGAAGACTTCAACGCAACAAGCAACCGATTTTCCTGAACCAACTGGTCCTCTAAGTCCTCTAAAGAATGAGTCACTCTTCATAAACTCCTTTATTGTTTCCCCATCAGGTTTGTACTTAAAGGTTGTCAATGTTGTTATCTCTACCTGTCTTTATTAAATTCTCTACAGTCTGTGGACCGAGGACAGAAATAAATTTATCAGCTTCCCAATCAGTCACAAACTCTCTGGGATAATGTTTAAAGTTTACTTTCTTTACAATCGTTCTTAGTATCTTTCTTTCATTAGGTTTAAGAATATGTAAGAAGTCTCCACTCACATCACAGCTCCAACAGCTAATCTAGTTAGTAAACTTTTAGTCTGACTCTTATTGCCTTGTCGTTTTCTAAACTCATCTTTAATCGCTTTCTGTTCTGCTTTACTGTAGGTGCTTAAAACATTTGGAACCATATATGCATTTAATCCAGCCGTAGTTGATAATCTTAATTGTCTAATTAAACTTGCTGGAACTTTGTTTGCCTTAACATTAAATACTGGAACCTCTGGTCCTTCTTTAGCATATGTTGATGGATTCATTTTAGCATCTGACTTTGCAATGTTTTGTGAAAGTATATTTGTTACCATTTTTATATTAGTTGGTTTTGTTGTTGTTGTTAGTGTTTTAGTTTTGCTGTCAAAGAATGTAGATGTATTAGTTTTATCTACTGATGTTGATGTTCCAGATGGCATACTTAACTTACTACTACCAACTAGTTTAGGCATACCTTTTCCTAATGGGTCTAGAAAGTTTTTAACTTTGTTGCCAGCACTACTTAATGTTTTAGCTACTGAAGAA